TCATATTTTATTTAAGTTATTCTTTTTTAATGTCATCTCTAGTTCTTCGATACGTCTTTCTATATTATCAATTCTCTCCCAGCATTGCTGAATTGATTTAACAATAGGTGGGATAAACTCATCGTAACCGAGTGAGTAAACATCATCCCCACCATTTTTCAAGTGATGCTGTAGCCCACCGAACTCAACACCTAATTTTTCACACAGTTTCAATACGTCCTGTGCAATAAACCAGTGATGGTATCGTTGACGTTTTTTACTGCGGTCAGGAGTTTTCTGCACTACTTCAAGATATTTTTCTTCGACATTCTCAATAGCTGATATAGTAATTCCATCAACATCTCGTTCTACTTTTTTTGGTACAATTCTTGTCTTTTCAATAACATCAATATAATCATCACGCATATCCCAGCGACCATCGACAGGACGAAGCCCAAGGATAAATTCAATCCCCAGCAAAGTATCTCGGATATCTGTTTTATCACGCGCATCAGATCTGTTTTGCACAGTTCCATATACATACGTCGTTGTGGAAGAATTGCCAAGCTGCACCTGATTACTTCCAGACACTCTTGCATCATTGCCAACAGTTGTTGTGTTGGTAAGTGATGATGTGCTTTCCCCTGATTGAGTTAATCTACCTGAATTATGTCCAATAGCCGTGTTTAATGCGCCGGTTGTATTTGTGACAAGAGAGCCAGACCCAATTGCAACGTTACTGCTTCCCGATGTTGTTCCTTTTAATGCCTGCTGTCCAACCGCAACATTATTATCACCCGTTGCTGCTATAAGTGCCATGTGACCAATAGAAACGGTAAATGAACCTAGCGTTTGAGTTTCACCGCATGCACCATAACCAATTACAACAACATTATCTGTAATTGTTGACTCGGTTGCCGCTCCAGCACCAATAACAACGCTTTCATTCCCGGCAAGATTCTTGCGCATTGCGAACATTCCAATGCCAACATTATCATGCCCAGTCCCTGTACCTGCTGCCTCCGCAGCACCAAGACAGTTTCCCGCTCTGTAGCCAACCATGGTGTTATTTGAACCAATAGAGAAGTCTCCGGCAAAAGAGCCTACGTATACACTATTAGACTGTGAGTAATCTCCAGGATTTCCATTCGCCCGATATCCTACTGCAACTGTATAAATAGTATCTGGAGCCTCAGCCATGGCCTCAAAGCCAACTCCAACGTTATATCTACCGCCCTTAACTTTTTCTCCTGCACCAAGTCCGAAGAATGAGTTATAGCTCCCGGTTGTTAGCCACTCGCCAGCAACAGAACCTACAGCAGTGTTTCCTGTTCCAGTACATCGATACAAAGTCAGGAAGCCAACTCCGGTATTATTATTTCCTGAAATATTACTCATCAATGATTTTGACCCAATGGCAGTATTGTTAACACCATCGGTCAGATCCTGTAACGCTCGCGGGCCAAATGCTGTATTATCGTAACCCTTTGGCGCTGTTGTTGGATCTGGTAACTCCGGGGTTAGTTTTTCACCACCGCCACCATTGGCACAAAGATTGTAAGATCGAATAAATTCAGCCACTGGCCCAAGTTTTAAATAACCATTGGCAATATTAATTCTGACACTTACATTAACTGAGCTACCAGGAGCTTCTATTGTCCTGTCATCAACCCAGGTAAAACTCTGTGGTATCCCGTCATAAGTTAATGTCACATCTCCTTTATCATTATAATTATAGAACAATGTATAACGCTCATTTATAGATTCAGAACCTGATGATCCTCCTCTCCTCCACCACTCTGCATTATCAAAAATAAGTAATCCTGGACCATAATATTTTCCCTTCTGACCCAAGATCATAGGAGTCGATAATCGCCACCTTCCCTCTGGAACATATACATCGATCCCAGTTCTTTCTGCGTCTTTAAACGATTCATCACATAATAAAACACCACCTTCAACAGCACCAAATCCACGAACATCACCATTATCTCTCCATCGAGCCATTTGCAACTCAGGATACTTCTTAGCGCCATCAATGTCTTCTAATTGGTCCCGCAGCTGATCAGGATCATACTTCAGTACATTAGGAAAATAGAACTGCTGAGCACCGTAAGCATCATATACAGCCATAGAATGGCCTTGCACAGTTACGAACTTGGCAATCTGTCCGTTATATACAGGGTAACCAGCAGCGTTAAGGATGATTGGTTGTGAAACAGGAATGTGAGAACCATCTTCACTCTCTACATAAACCTGAATCTGGTTTTCAGGATTTACCGGGTCAGTGTCAATTTTACCGATATAAATTTTGCCATTAGCTACGGCTTTAAAAGAGCGAGCCATAGTGAAGAGTTGCGATGGCATCCCAATTACAACATTTGGGGTTATATTAGGCATATTAGTCATCCTGTTTGAAAACTTAGAAATTGAATAAAAAGGAATGACTGTAGACAAAGATGCAAGTGTTTTGAAAAATAATCTTCTATCCATTTTAAATCATGCAACACAAACAAAACGATTATTTTACAACGTGCACGAATCTTGATCAACAGGCATATATTTTAATTGCTGAATACGTCACTTAAAAATGACAAGTACTACTTTTATTCCTATCGTCCATGATTTTAATTTTCAAATATTATTAAATAACAATTCCTATTTATAATATCTGTCATTTAATTTGCTCCAGATACAAGTAATCGCTGCAGCATGACTGCAGTGATACATAATCAATCATACAACAAGACCACCGTGGTCTTATTGAGGATGCAACCAGCAGATAATAAGATGCCGATCCACTCACAAGAGCGAGGCATCAAGAATGGGAAGAGATGACCCGCAATTTAATCTGCGGCTACCTTACGAATTAAAGGAAAAACTAAAACAGCGAGCCAAATCCAATGGCCGCTCTCTTAATTCAGAATTAGTTCAGATAGTGACTGATGCTGTATCAAAGCCATCCAAAATTTCAGGCTATCGAGACGATGCGGAACGCATCGCTGATGAGCAGTCCGAACTTGTTAAGAAGATGGTGTTTGATACGCTGAAGGATTTGTACAAAAAAACCACCTGACGGTGGGTTAATTTTTGCATTTACCTGGGCCATATTGACTACTTATAAAATGAGATCAATATTTAATCGCCCAATAACGGGTGTATGTTGAGGTATATCATGGCGAAAAAACCAGGTGAAAACACAGGAAAAACGGCGGAATATACCAAGAGGTTGGCCCACGCGGCGGTAAGAAAGACAATTTTGCCACCGTCAAGGACAACGAAAGGCTTCCGCCAACAACAAAGCCAGGTCATGGCTGGGTATTGGATAAGCGAACTCCAGACAGCAAAAAGTAATACTCAAGCCGGGTCACTCCGGCTTTTTGATATGTCGCTCGCAGAACTCAACAAGCCTGCTCATTAAGTAGCAGTAAGTCTCGTTGGCTCTTCCTGGTTCAACATCAACGCCGACCCTTGAGCAGATATCGAATGCCATGTGAGCGCACTCATGGGCAATAGTAGATAGTTTGCCATTGAACACGCCTATCACATGCAAAACACCATTCTCGCTGCTCATTGTATGAGACGCTCCGTTGGCGTCCGAGTCATGCACGTCAACGCCAAGTTTTTGATGCAGGCGTTGCCATTCTGGAAAGTCTCTACAAAACACAATTGTACCGCTCTCAAAGAGCGGAACGAGCATCTTTGGTACGTTTCCAATGTTAACTTTTTTCATGGTATCCTGCTCAAAACTAAGGAGGTTGGAGGTTGGTGTGCTTGAATGGTTTCTGTTGGCTGCATTAGTCGTTTCTGGTTGGGTGTATGAGTATCGAATGCACTCTCTAACAAAAAAAATAGGAATTCTAGAAAACGAATATTGGGCTCTCAAATCCTCACTGGAACGTGAGCAAGGAGACTTAAAAATCTATCTGTCTAGCATTGAGCGTTCTATAGAGAGCCTAGAGGATAAAGTTAATCGTATAAAGAATGAGGATATTCATGATATTAAGGACGATATATCCTTCTTAAAATCTTGGTTGAAAAATGTTGGTAAAATTGCCACATCAACACGAGATAAGCTCAATCCATCCATGGATGATTAATTACTCCTGTGCTATTCCGCTTAGCGATGCCACAATTCCAGCCCTTGCTAAACGCTGGAAATCTTCGTTTCCTAGTGCATCGCGTATTGCTTTTACGGCGGCCTTATTTGCCATAAATCTGCGTTCAGCCGCCGCTAATGCGCCATCACTTGCCCCAACCTTAACTGCCTTTGTTGCCTCTTGAACAGCCTTTTCAATAGCGTAACGACCGCTTCTGGTTGCGGATAATTTCGCTATCGATCCTTTTGCTATTGCATCAATTGCTCCACCTGCAGCGCCACCCACTATTGCTCCAATAACACCACCTCCAGAGAACCCTGCGATAGCGCCAGCGGTTGGAAAAGCGCCAGACAATACGCTCTCTAAAACTGGATGAAGGCCCTTCTCAAGAGTGCTAATGGCTGGCATAGAGCGCCCTGTCTGTTCAACATATCGAAGTGGCTTTGTTGCTGCTCGTGCAAGTTCTCCGTATGAACTTGTAATCCTGCCAAGTTCTGGAGAATATCGACTAATTGCCTTCACGTTTTGTGGGGTAAGAATAGTCGCGATATGCTTAATTCCAGCCCCTTCAGACTTACCTCCGCGCATCCCTTGCGATACCGTATCTTGCAATATTGATGCAATTGCTGGCGCGCGTTCAGACTCAGGTAGGGCGCTTATTATTTTATGAAACTGACCTGTTCCACTTTTTGCTGAGCCCTGTAACGCCTTAGAGCCATTAGTTACCAACTGATCAGTTGCAAGGTCTCTACCAAACGCTGCTTCAGCCTGTTCTTGTGCTGTAAATCTTGCCTTTGACAGATCATTAGCTTTTTGCCAGTCATCAAGAAAACCGCCATTTTGAGCCATTATGCGCATATCTTCCGTTGCTGCATCACGAAGCTCAGCCATGCGCCTTGCCGTATTTGCCTCACCAGACCTTATATACTTCTGCTCAGCGTCAGCAAGTTTACTTCGCCATGCCTTCATGGCATCAAACGTGATTCCATTTTTACCAGTTTTAGCATAAGCAGATGCGAATTGTTTCATCTCAGGAGTTAGCGGCATGCCAGCCAAAATATCACCCTGAATTGTAGCGTTCAGGTTTAACATTCTGGCCTTTGCGTCAGGCATCGTGGAGCGGACGCTATCCCATGCGGCCTTTTCTGAATTTTTCATTTTATCAATACTTGCCAAAACCCTTTGTTTTATGGCTGCACTTTTTTCTGATGCAGTTCCTGCTTCAGCCCCAAACTCATCCAATGCTGAGTTAAATTTCGACTCTATTTCACTGAATGCTTTGGTGTGTGCATCCTGTGTAATTCCGGGCTTTGACGCCAGAATCCCCTCCGCCTGAGCAAGACCACGACTACCTGATCTCATGCCAGGAGTTAATGCGTTGATATCTATTCCAGCGGTATCTGCTGCTTTTGCTATTTCGTCTGACACGTTAGCTGACTGTCTGGCAATAATCTCTCTTCCTGTACCAGACTTTGCCATTTTCGAAACATCAGCAGCGGAATTTATTGCCCCGCCACCAAGAACTTGAGGTGATTTAGAGGTTAAGAGCCTTCCAGCCCCAGAAAGTATCCCCTGAGCACCAATATTGATACCACCGTTAATGGCAGCATTTTGTGCAAAGTCGCCCTCCTGATTTGCAGCATCAGCAAGAGAACCTGCAATCATGTTTCCTGCGGAACCGATATCTCCAGCGAGCTTTGCTGGCGCTCCAGCAGCTTTTGCCGCTGTGCCAATTGGCAGGAGATACCCACCAATTGTTTCACCGGCTTGCGCGTAAGGGTCTGTCGGTCGATCGACAGGGCGATAAACATCATCCAAAACCTTTGGGCCACCAAGCCCCTGGCTGATTGCATTAATCAGACTTGCGCCACCCTGTAACACGTCAAATGGTATGTTTACCAGACCACGACCAGCCTGTTCTGCAATTTGCCCTGCACTTTGACCACCAGTGAGCCAATCGCCAGCTTGTTGCATCAATGATGGTTCTTCTTTCTGCTGCTGAGGCGGAGGGTATGCTGCATAAAACTGATCTCTTGCTTCAGCCCATTTGTCACCAGCCTTAGGGGCAACAACCTCATCAAAATATTGCGCTTGAGCCTGTGCTTTCTGTTCTTCAGTTAACGCCTGATACTGTGGAGAAGCGATAACGTCTTTCCATGCTTTAGCCATTAATCACCCCATAAAGACGAGAAACCGGACTTATTGCTGTCGCTTCCTGATTTTCGCTCACTAACATATGTGTCATAACCTGATGAACTGTATCCCATTGATTCAGCCTCCCTTGCTGCAACCTTTTGAAATACAGAATATTGAGATCGTATTTCAGATAACTGTTTTCTGACGACCTCTTCAGGCTGTGTTATATCGAGTTTCGCGATCAGGTTTTCCAGTTTTTGGCCTTCAGCATTGGAGAGGCTACCCATACCTCGCATAGTCTGCACGTTCTGGACAAACGCACCCGACTTTAATTCTTCTATCGCATTACGGTTTGCAAGCCCTTCAGCACTTGTGAAGCCATCTATATTTCTTCCTTCGAAGCGACCGATACCTTCAAGCTCCTTCTTACCAAGCAAAGAATCAATTTTCTCTATCCCTCGCTCACCAGTAATCAACGCATTGTTGTAATTATTGTTGCCATCAAGCCATCTCTTAGCCTGAGACATTCTGGCTGACGTTGCAGCTTTACCGGTTAGCGGATCAATTCCCGTCGCTGCTATCTGTGAGTTAAGAGACAAAACATCCATATCCTGAAGTTGTCCTGCTCTTTCAAGGGCCGCCTGTGACTGCTTAAACACATACTTGTCGTGATTCAGTCTTGCCATTTGAGCCTTATAGGAAAGATCCTGCCCCCTAATAGCCCTCGCATTCGTCATGTCATTATTGCGAATGGTTTCGTTAATTCTTTGCTGCTCCTGCTGGCGACCAACCATCTTATCCTGAACAGCAAACGCCTTTTCTGGTCCAAGCGCACCGAGAGACATAGTAGTCAGCATGTGTGATAGCTGCTCGGGATTCTGGATACCTGTCTGAATCATCCAGTCAGCATTAGCACCCACGCGATTTAACCTGTCCTTGTTGTCAGTAATGAATTTACTGTAGGCTTCCGGTCCCTGAGAAAGAGCGACGTTAGCCCTCATGGCTAAATCGCCCATATCGTTGCGTTGCTGCTCATTAAGACCGGAAAACGCCTGTTGTGCCTGTGCAACAAACGCTGGATTTTCCTGGGCAAACTTAAATAGTCCCGATGGATCACCAGAAGCCCATGCATCAGCGTGAACCTTATTGAACGCACTAATAGCTTTCTGTTGCTGTTCCTGCTTATAAATATCAGCAACTCCAGCCAGACCACGTAACGCGGTCAGACCAACGTTATTTGCACCTGAGCGAGCCAGTTCATTGTTTTCGCGGATCAGACCAAGCGTTGCGTTAATGTCGCTTGCCTTTGGCGCATTCTCGTTTTGCGCGCCAATGCCAGCCAAAAAACCACCAGAATTAATACCCTGTTGCCACGTAGCCATTGATTACCCCTTAAAACAACGAGCCAAGCAGACCAAGACCAGCACCGATACCAGCACCCCACGGAGTTGATAGCTCGAGAGCACTGGCTATGCCACCACCCAAAAGCGCACCGGATGCAGCACCACTAACCCCCTGCTGCAATGCTGACGGTCGGTTGGCGTTTGCCGCAGCCAGCGCCGCGCTTTGCTGTGAAATCTGACTCATGTTGTTGGCATATGTTTGCCCGGCGTTTGCCTGCCCCTGAAGAGCGCCAAGACCGATATTTGCCAGGTTGTTGTAATTGTTCATTTGTCCAGATAGCCATTGCTGACCAAGCGTTGGTGCGATTGTTGCTAACTGATTACTGGTTGCGGTGGAACCCAATCCACCTGTTGCTTCCGCTGCCGCCAGACTCTGATAGCGAGCCTGACCTGCAAGGTCTTTATACTGCTGAGAGTTGTAATACTGGTTAAGTGCCTGACCTTGCCCCTCCAGAGACGATAAGTTCTCGAGGCTGCCGACATACTTCTCAGCCAGAGGAGTAAACGGCTTCAGGTTATTCATGATGGTGTTGAACTGCTGATTTTGCAGGTCTGCGGCATACTTCTGAGCTTCTGCTGCATACTTTGCGCTTTTATCAGAACTGCCACCTTTACCGCCTTTTTCAGGGCAATAAGGTTCCTCGCCGCGCAGTTTTCTGCCCAGCTTAAATGCATATAACATGGCTATCTCCCGTGATTCAGGAAGTCGATTAGTTCTTCGCGTGTGGCGCTGTAAAACGTCACGTCATCCACGCCTTTGAAGTATTTCTTGATGGTTCCTACACGATTAAGGCCAATCATTGCGCAGTACATCTGCCCGTGGCGGAATTTGCGTGCAGCGAACGATGTGACACACTGAACAGTGGTGTTAGTCAGAATGTATCGCCAGAACGCCAGCCCGATTTCCTTGCTGAATCCACGAACCTCTGGCAGGTACATGGCGTGGCAATCGAATGTCAGCGGCTGAATCTCCTGATAGTAAACAATGCCGCCGAACTGCCCGTGCACGTTCACCTCAAAGTAACGGCAATCAGGTTTGTAGTCGTATCCATCACCGTTGTTGCTCCCGGCAATAATGTCAGGGTGATTTCCGACTGCTTCTATCAGGTCGATGTTTCGCGTTGGTTTGAACTGAATCATCACTGCTCCGCGATTATCTTGATGGTTGTGGCAGTAAACGCCGCACCATTTGACTGAATGGTTAACGTGCTGCCATTTGTGGCAAGAAAGCCGTCTTTATCCACGCTGAAGAACGTAGCTAACAGGATGTTATCGGTTGTTGTCGCCGAGTTGCGACTGCTTACCAGTGTGTCAGGAACAGAGCTGGAAAAGGTTAGCTGCATTGACCTGTTTGCGGTTCCGCTGGGCCACGTCCCGACGATCGACAGCTTGAAGAACAAGGTTTTGTTCTCGTTGAACACAACCATCTTGTTGTTAACGGTGTCGAAGAATGGTGCCAACGTGCCGGATGACGGCGTGAGCGTTTTCAGCAGGCTAACAAGGTTGGTCGGCGCTGTCGGGATGGTTACCGATACTCCTGAGTAAACAACCTCTGATTTCTTGCGCGTGGTGGCATACTCAAGCGCAGATATTCTTGTTGAGTGATCACCAACTGTGCTTTGTAGTGTCGAAATACTTCCCTCTGCCGCTGTGAGCCTGGTATCAAGTGCGTCGATATCGGTTGTATTCTGAGTTATTCGCGCATCATGGTTTGCTAACTCAGATTCATTGGCAGCAATTCGCGTCTCGTGATCAGCCAGCTCTGTTTCGGCAGCCGTAATCCTTGTTTCATGATCTGCAAGAGTGCTTTCCGCTGCTGCAATTCTATGTTCATGATTGATGAGAGTTGCTTCAGCAGCTTCAATTCTGGATTCATGGTCTGCAAGGGTGACATCCTGCTCATCATTCTTCACCTGTGCATCATAAGCCCCCTTCCCTGCTTCGTTGGCCTTGTTAGCCACGTTACCAACATCAGTGCCCTGTGCGATAACGTAAAGCAGATACGACTGCGAGAAGATATTGCGTGGAAGAACTGATGTATCGAGCCGCGTAGCCTGGATGATTACTGGCTCATTGAGATTCGAATCAGCCATTACTCAATCCTTATCTGGCAGCCAGACAGAGTGACAGGTGACTTCGTGATAACGCGCAATTTGAAGCCGACATTTTTCCTGATGCGCCCGACTCGCTTCCACAAAACGCGTTTGTCGTAAACGAACGGTTCATTCTGCTCAATCATCTGCTCACGACCGTAATTTATGCCGTCAGTGGTTGCAGAGAGAAAAAGGCGATCGGCGTACTGCGCAACACCCGTTGAAGATTCAACTTCAAGGTCGAAAACTCTGGCGTTATCCGCTTTGAAGAGGGGAGTAAACAGCAGGTGTTCCTGTTGCTTGTCGTACTGGCTGCTGATATCGAACTGCAATTTGCCGGTAACCGATTCCAGCTTATCGCCGCACGTTATCTGATTGCCTTCGTAAATGAAGTCGATAGCGCGGTACACATCGTCATACAAGCCTGTTTTCAGCACACACCATTGCGGACCATTGGCGCTTGAAGATGCGTCGTACACGAGAACATGGCGAGGAAGGTGGATAATCAGCAACTCATGAGCATCAAATCGCAGCGATTCCATCACACCATCAGCCAGTTCATCAGCAGTGTAGGAGCGGAGGATTTTCTCAATGCTCGCGCTGGCGATTGGTGACACCTGACCGGAGCCGATGATGTATACAGACGGCGCACCCGTTGCCGGATTGCTGATGAACGCATAGGAATCAGCAAACGGCGTTTTGCAGTAAGTTCCGGCAATGCCTTTCTGCACCATCAGCGATGGCTGTGCGACATACAACGCGGCACCAACAGTGGTTGCACCAGTCAGGGAGAAATATTCAATCGTTGATGAACCAAAGCAGACGATGAAGTCTCGCCATGTTCCGATACCGATGATGCCGTCCGGCTGCGATTCTGCGCGATATTGTGCGCTGTATCGGTCAGGATGCGATTCGTCTTCAAGGTCAGTGATAAACCATGAATCAGTTCCGTCTTTTGACCACGCATAACGCCCACGTAAGCGCGTAATGTCGCGGACTGAGCCTAACTCATACTGAGTGAATCCACTGTCTGTAGGCCAGTTTGAGACGGTTTTAACCGTGCCATCATAGCGATACTCGACCAGTTGACCATTAACGCCTACAGCCTGAGATGTCCGACCATGCGCCATTGATACGCGACCACTTCCGGCGACGTCACCGACTTCGCTTTCGCCTTTGTAAAGCTTCCCACCACACACGCGATAAACAGCACTCTGCGCCATGTTGTACTCGACGCCGCGCGATACGCCGTTCACATCAGAACGTTTGGCAATGCCCGGGAATGAGCGAAGATATCCGCTGCTGTTAAGGATTTCTTTGGGTGTTGCCAACATATTTACTGGCAGATAGTCGATATAGTCGGCGTTTCGAAAGTCTTTGCCGACACCTTTCATAAGCGGAAGTTGCTGAATCGGCATTTATTCACCTCACGTACTCGGATCATCTTTCTCGATGTAAAACCGATTCCACGTAAACGCGCTTTTGTTACCACTACCGCGAGGCATGTCATTTCGTCGCTCAAGTGGTGGTATTTTGGTTAAAGCGATACAGATTGTCTGATATGCACTGTCAGCAGCGGTCAGGAGAGCATCCGACGGCTGAATGACGTTATCCATGCACACTTGCACAGCGAGCTTCAAAGCGACGCCATCATTTGCCCATGCAGGGATACCTGAATCATCGTCAGGTAACGGCATGATGCCGTTTTCTGTATCCGCAAACTGATATCCAAGCTCGATACCTTTCGCCTGCCATGCTGCCATCATGTCTTCGAGGTCATTAATGGCATCTTCAATTGCCTGAGGGTCGGCATCTGTCAACGTGGCATTGGAATACAGCCCGGCTTTTCGTAAAGCCTTAAGAACGAGATCACCCTTCGTTTTCGCCATCTTCTTCCGCCTTAGCCACTTTTTGCTTCGTTGCGGTTTCTTCAGGAGTTTTTACCCAGCCTTTTTTCAGGTGAGTTTTAACTTCTTCGTCATCAACAATGATGTAATCGACAGCAAACTGACCACAGGTGATCATGTTGCCCGGCTTATAGAGCATTGTTCGTGCCATTGTCTTCTCCCAATAAAAATGGGGCCGAAGCCCCACCAAAATTACTGCCCGGCAATAACGATGCCCGTATATTCAGGAACCAGTACAGAGCAACCGTACAGAGTGGTGAAACGCGCAGTGGTTACGCCTTTGATGTGGTCGAAGGCGTAAGACATGATCAGCGTAGCGCCCTGCTCGGTGGTTGCTGTCATTACCTGTGGACCCTGACCAGTCGGGAACGCCAGTTTGCCGTACATCAGTTCAACAGAACCATCAGCCCAGAACAGGTTAGCCGGTGCGGCATTTTTGTTGAGAATGGTAATTGCTGCACCATTTGCCGCGTTAGCATCAACGTTTGCATATGGACGGCTGGCGGCATCCGCGTTGTCAGGCGGCAGAATTTTCGGGGAGATAGTTACTGTCGTTCCGCTTACTGCCAGAACGCGGAATACCTGCGGCTGCCCGGTGGTATCTTTGGTGATCTGGTGTACGGAATTCACGCCAGCAATGGTGAACGCATCGCCAGCCTGCAAACCAGATGCAGATACCGTAATGGTCCCCTGTCGGTTATCCACTGGCATATCGTTGGCATCTTTCGCTTCAACCTTGTGCGCAGGTTCAGCCGCCAGCGTCAGGGAAGTTGCTGTCCCTTTCGGAACACGACCAGAAATATCGGTCTTGTAGCTATCGAAGGACGCAACCGGAGGGATCTGCGCTTTTTCGTATGCTGTCAGGGTTGCGCCCTGAGCATAAGCACGGTGACCAAGCTCGCCAGCAAGGTCTTTGTAGTTGAAGGGGTTCCAGAAAGAGCGGCGGTTGATACCCTGTGGTACACCAATCGCCGTCATGGTGGCATCAATACCTGCCGCACAGTTCCACAAATCACGTCCCTGTGAACCAGTGGTTGAGTCAGCCATTGTGATCACGTTAGTAGCACGCTGCGTGACCATGGAAATCAGGTCAGAGTCAATCTGTGCAGCAAGGCGCATACCTGCGGCGCGACCAGCTTCAGTTTTATGTTCCGGGTCACGCATTTCACGCGCATCCAGAGTGTACAGAATGTTTTTCGGCTCCTTGAACACTGAAGGAACAAGGCGCTGAACCAGTGCTGTTGGTGTTTTGCTGCTGAGATCGAGGCCTTCCTCAATGTTCATGTGGTAATGCTGCGGACGATACAGAACATCACCTGCTCGCTGCATTGCTGTATCACCGGGACGGAATTTTTTAGCGTTACGGGAAACTACGCAGGCGGCCTCAAAGCCTTCAACGTAGTTTTCGAACATGATTTCAAGGTCTTTTGCTAATTGGTTAGCCATGCTTAATGCTCCGATAGGTTATTTTTTTGCCTTTTTAGCGGCGAAATACGGCGTCCAGTCACCAGTTTCCAGCGCCCTGGCTTTCAGTTTGTCGAGGTTGTTGATTACTGCGCCGTTGCTCCCCTTAACTGTCGGGGTTGTGGCTGCCGTGGTTTTTGCTTTTGGCATGATTCTGGCCTTAGATTCGATACGTTCCAGCAGACGACCAATTGCTACGGGGTTGGTAGCTTCTGCCAGTTGCTTGCGCAGTTCAGCGTTGCGACCGAGTGCCAGAACAACGATTTCCGGCTTCTCTGACTCAAACAGGATCGCGTTTTGTGTCTCGATGGGGATTTCCTCGAGTACGGCCTGTTCAGCTTCCTGATAGCCAGGAACCTTGAGGGCCTTAACACGTTGCTGATATTTGGATAATCGCTCTTGATAGGCAGCCTGAAGCTCCTGCTCCTTCTGCTTGCGAGCCATCTCCTGTTGCTGGTACTTGCCGTTATCCTCTGCCCACTTAGCCATGCGTTGCTGGTAGATTTCTTCATCGAAATCGATGTCCTCATCATCCAGTTTTGGCATTCGCGGTGGTTGAGTGATTACCGGCTGCTGCTCGACGGGTTTCTGAGACTGACGCATCAGCTCTTTCAGCTCGCGGTCTTTCTCTTTAATCGTCTTGCGCAGGTGTTTTACCAGTCCATGCTCTGCGCCATCTTCGCTGGTTGGCGAATCCAGCTTTTCGTCACCAAAGTAGAATTCCTGTTCTGATTCGTCGTCATCAGTTTCAGTAGCTTCCTCTGCATCATTGCCGGATGACTCACTGCCATCTTCTTTTTCGACTTCTTCAGCCAGTTCGACATCATCAGGAATCTGCTCTGACGCGTCGGTTTCGATTTCAACTTCTGGTGTGTTTTCTGCCATCTGGTCCATTTGTTACCCCTGTTTACTCGATGTTCAGCCCATCGGAAGGCAATAGGGTGCCAGGCCTCATAAAGACAGCCATTGCACGTTATGGGTTAATTACTACTGTGGTTGTTGCTGAGTTGATTTTTGCAGGATGCTGCTGATGTCCATGCGCTGCGCATGGCCCTGTGCCTGACTTTTCAGGACAAGCTCTGCATCAGCACGGGCATTATCTCCTTGCTGTTGCTGGAACTGTCCGAGCAGTTTCAGCGCCTCACGGATATCAGATTTTTGCTGGCTATCGGCAGATGCGAGGATTTTCACAACATTTGCCACAGCAACCTGAGCATCCGTCTGTGCCTGGAATGCTTTAACCTGAATGGCTGCCTGTTCGTTCTGCGCTTTCTGCAATTCAGCCTGACCAGCAAGAAGCTGACCTTGCGCTGCAACCATAGCCGGATCTGGCTGACTGGCCTGTTGTTGTTTCGCCTGTTCAACCATCTGCTGTTCTTCAGGCGTTCTCGGCTTGATAACGCCAGACAGAAGCAACTGATTGCGGTTGTATTCTTTCAGGTCGTCCATCCCTTCGCCGTCCATATTGTCGAGAATCATCGACGATACAAGGTCGTGCTTCGGCGTTCCTGGTGGGATAAGTGCCAGCATGGAAAGTAACGACTTAACCGTTGCGTCACGGCGAGTAGCGAACGACTGACCGACATCGACAGTCACTTCATAGTTACCCTGCGAAAGGTCGTTAAGCGCGATAACCTGCCCTGTCTGACGGTCAACCACTTCACCAGTCATCAGCGCCACGTCATCGCTGCCGTCCTCATTCACGATACGCATCGGCGTATCACTGCCATAGACCTCACGCGCCATAGAAAGCCACACAACGCCAGCGCGACGCATGGATTTAGCCATGTTGTCCATGTAGATATAGGACTGCGTATCCATCCGGTTAAAGATGCTATCAACGGTATCGGTGGCGACGTTGCTCGGCATGTTCTCAAGCTGCGACGCACCTGTAATTTGCTGAATAGCCGTTCCGGTGTACTGCAATAGCCCGGCAAGAGCTGGAGGCATTTGTGTCGGAGGTGTCCAGCCAGCAACCTGAGCTTCTGAAATGACTGTTCCGTTTTTGTCCTTCTTGCTGGTCATAGGAAGAACTGCAGGTCTATTCTTATTCCTCTCTGCCCAGTAATTCATTAATGGGCCGGGAATGAAATCAACATCCACGATAGGAATGCCATCACCGCCAGCCTGAGTGGCGTTATCTGCAATCATGGAAACCATCAGGTTCTCAAGACGCTGTGCATCCATCGCTTTTGCTGCGTGGCCTTCGATTCGCTCCTGATTATCAACAAATGAACGACGCCCATATACCGGGATGAGAGGAATATGTTCGCCCGGAATGCGCTTCGGTTCTTCCAGCCATTCAGCGCCAGACAGAAGACCGCAATAAACTCGGCGTTTCTTCACTGTCCGCTCACCAATCAGTTCGAATGCACCATCGGTCAGCTCGTCGACAATATCTTTGATTTGCTCTTCATCATAGATTGCCGTTTCTCCGCTAACAGGGTTGCGCCACGCCGTGAGCTTCACCTTCTCTATGCGAACTTCGTAGTAGCGTCCAACATAGATGGCATCTGGCGTTGACCAGTCATACTGAGTACCAGTGCCATCACGAGAAAGGCTTGCCGCAATGGAATCAGGGTATTCAGCCTCGAACGCTTTAGGCGTCATGGAGAACATTTCCATAGCCCACATAGCATCAGATCGGTCATATTGCTTGCTGTCCTGATCGAAGAAGACGCATGTCGCTGGGTCGTAAACAGGAAGAAGACTGATGCGTCGCTGCTCGTTACTCGGATCCATTTCATCTTCGTAATCGGCACACATGCGGAAACAACCGAATCCGCCCGTTACAGCATCATCAAATGCGTTATCACACGCTTCACCACCGGATGTTTCCTGATAGTCAGCGCGGAATTTGCCGTTCATCTTTTCGGCTAACGCTTCCGATGCCTTATCGTCCTTCGGCCTGAATTTAACGCTGATGCGATTCTGTCGATACTCGCCAATGATGCGATCACATTCACGGGCAATCTTATTCAGTTCAAAGCGCGGGTAATGCTCAAACCTGCCTTCATCAAATGAGTAACCAGCGTTTGTGCTGCCTTCCCACTGTGCGCCGGATACCCGGACGAAACGTTGAGCCTCAATAATCTGCTCACGCATATCCTGCGTTGCTGACCAGGCATTATCAAAGTTGCACAGCACCTTGCGATGCCAGTCAGTCATCTTTTTTTCTGCCATATCAACCTACACCACAAGGAATTGAGTAACTGGAATAGTCGGGTTGCGCAGCCGACTCCGGGCAATGCATACACATCATCAGCGCATCAGCCAGGTTAGGAGATGGAATACCGAGCTTCTGCTTCATTTCGACCTTAGTCATAAGCTCCAGCTTCCCGTTGTTATTGAATTTGCGCTGAATCTGCGTCAGTTCTGCAAACAGCTTCTCCAGCATCTTCTCGCCTATCGCTTCTTTGTCGAAACTCAGCATGTCGTCTGGGTCTGCATACTCACCGTGAACAACCGCCCGATATGTCAGATACAGCCTGTCAGCCAGCGCGTAATAGAATTGTGCTCGCTTATTGCGGAACACATCACCAATAGTGCGAACGTTGTCGCCCTGTACGACTTCATCGGCCCATGCTCCGGCCTGATAAGGCGCATCTTCATCGAATGGCGATTCGCTGCCCTTGAACATCGTGGCGGTGATTTTCTTGCCGGAGAACGCTTCCGTTGTCTGTCTGCGTAGCCCGGCACCAACACCATCACCATCCCACAGGTAATGGTCAGCGCCGTCTTCAATCGCCAGCGAAGTAGCCCAGTCAGCACCCTCGTTGATGTCCATCAGCAGACCTTCAGCAATGCGCTTAACTACCGAACCGTGACGCGATGCATAACCTTTAGCATCTGGCCCTGTATCTGATGGGTCATGCGCAGAGACAACAGCGCCTTTCGCTTTCCATCCGAGTTTCTTGTGCGCATCGGTTGCAGCTTCAAGCCATTCTCGTTTGATGATTGCCATATCACTTGCGCTTACCGGCTCACCAAGCCAGATGTGACGATACAGTGTCGGATTTCTGCGTTTACACTCTTCCATCTCCAGACGGAGAACTTCAGGAAAGTGCGGGTTGTCGGTGTAGTTCACCGTCAGCAGGCAAATATCATCGGGAGGATTTACAACGAATCGCTGATAGGTATCGTCGAGGATGTTTTTCGGGTTAAAGCTCACCCATATTTCAGAGAACGGCTTACGGATGGTCGGTATCAGGATATCCCATGATTCCTTCGTTACCGCTTCCGCTTCTTCCACCCAGCAGATATCAATACCTTCGAGCGATTTAATCTTCGTCGGGTTGTTTTTGATGCCGTAGAACATGAATTCAGCATTCGTTCCGAGATGACGAATCATGGAACGCTGAATTTCAAACTCAGCCGAATACCCTTCACGCTCAATGGTATCTTCAAGCAGCCGGATTACCGAATCGCTGATACTGTTTTGCAGTTCACGAGCGCAGAGAATACGCACTGGCTGACGACGCGCCGCTTCAACAAGCAGCCTAGCAATTGCCCATGACTTACCGCTACCTCGACCGCCTTTGGCGACTTTGTAGCGATGCGCCTCAATGAACGGTTCAAAGATAGGATTAATCGAGGTCATTTTCCGAATAGAGTGCTCATCGGTGATGTTTCAATCTGGATTGCGCCGCCGTCTTTGCCTGTTAGCTCGTGATCAACCTTGTCGCGCCATTTATCCTTCTGTCGGTTCTTAAGCCAGAAAATGGCAGCGGTTGTATCAGGCGGGTAATACTTCTCAAGCGGAGTTTCGACAATTCTGTTTTCAATAACACGAATATCGATATCTGGAGCCACGAAGCCCATAGCGCGTTGATAAAGACGATCACTAACTTCTGCATCAGCGACGGCCTTACCCTTTTTTATGGACTCCGAAAACTTAGGATAATCAAGCTTCCACTTGTTAATAGTTGACTCACTGACTTCGAAGAAATCAGCAAGCTCTGCATCGGTGTAGCCCAGCAAGCACAGTTTGCGTGCCTGTTCGGCGTACGCCTCTTGATACTTTGTTGGGCGCGCCATGTTTATGCTCCGGTAGTGAACAGGTCTAACGCTTCCTTCGATTTACGCACCGCTTCAAATGTGCGGATCGTGATATCTGAATTAGCGCCGCCTGACTGGAAGTGAATTTTGAATAGCTCAAGCTTCAGCTCGTCAGTGCCAATGAATTGAAATGCTTCTTCTGCGGCTGCGTTCTGGTTCATGACCAGTTTGTAAATCTCTAACTGGAATTTCTGTTCTTCAGTCATGGGAATAATCTCTGCCATTGTTGGCTCCGTTTATCCGTTAAAAGGGATATCAGTTAAGATATCCCGTGTAGGGTATAAGCCATTGTCGAGACCACTCATTGAATGGTCTCTGCAATAACCGATGTCTTTCCATCAGTCCGCCACCACAAAGAATCTTTTTTGCCTTAAGGCTGGAGGTTCATCTTTCAGTGGCTGCCAGTGTTATTTCCCCACTTACTGGCTTGGGTTGTTTCGCTGTACTGCCGTTAATTAGTGAGTCCGGGGATTATTTCAGTTCGTTACCAGGCATTTCTTTTAGCTCTTTCAAATGACAACGATTGAGGCTAAACCACTCCCCGTGCGACCTATAGTTGTAATATTTTTGGTGCAATTTGGTTTCAAGCTCTCTATCGGACGGAATCTTTGCAATTAGATTTAGCTTCCCACCACTCATGCGAGATATCTCTGAAATTCGTTTATTAACCCTGCGACTAAACCCTATTTTTGTTAGCCCACTATCTTCAGCATGCAGAACGTACACATATGATTTTTGCGAAGCACTGGGTGCGACTTTGTTGTAATTAATCATGTCAAACATGAAGCCTTGCTTTAGCAAAGTTTCAAAAAAGATAGAATTAACACACCCATTCCTTCTCAGCTCTGCACTTAGCTTGTCAATTTCCTCTATGATGTCGCCAGACCCCTTTCCACTTATAAGAAAATCTTGGTACATGCGACCAATTCTTGAGGTAATTTCAACAAAGTTATTCATAGCGTTTACCTTTTAGAAAGATGAGCCTGTTCGCACAGAAAAGCCGTCCCCGAGATGGTCGCCACCATATACGGCAATTCTCAGGCTCAGCTTTCTGAAAGACTCGGGATTGTTACGCGCTGCGATGCGCGGTTTACTGCAGATGTAAAAAAGCCCCGCAAATGCGAGGCTAAATCCTGGTATTTGTAATGACTGGCTCTTATCTCAACGCAGCCCCTTACTGCGCGCCAGATGCTCAATATCAAGCATCAGCAATGAGATGTTTAATCTGGATTCACTCCAGAAGTGATCATCACCCTGTCTACAGAGCCAGATGTGAAGGATGATGAGTAAAATTATCGCTATCATCGAAGGCATTGCGTCCTGATGTACTCCTGCAGGTAGTTAACCTGCGCGGTTATCCTGTCGATTCCACTTCGGAGACGGTAATAATTGAGTTCAGCATCTGCTGTAAGTCTTGGGCTTTCTCCATCGCCCATGCTGCTGGATCCGGTCGTTGACTTTGTACAGGTGGCGGCGACTTGCAGGCGCTTACGCCCAGCAGAAACATCAGCACGGAGACTTTCGATAGTCGCGTTAGCATCAGCAAGTTCCTTTGTATATCTTGCGTCGAGTTCTGCTACATCACGTTGACGCTTCTGCATGTCAGCGATGATGGATGTGGCTTTGTCGCGCTGGGCTTTGTAGGCGATGGCGTTATCCCGGTAATGATTAACAGCCCATGACAGGCAGACGATGATGCAGATAACCAGAGCGGAGATAATCGCGGTGACTCTGCTCATACCTCAATCTCTCTGACCGTTCCGCCTGCTTCTTTGAATTTTGCAATCAGGCTGTCAGCCTTATGCTCGAACTGACCATAACCAGCGCCCGGCAGTGAAGCCCAGATATTGCTGCAACGGTCAATTGCCTGACGAATATCACCACGATCAATCATCGGCAAAGCGCCACGCTCTTTAATCTGCTGCAATGCCACTGCGTCCTGGCTTTTGGGAGAGAAGTCTTTCAGGCCAAGTTGCTTGCGGTAGGCATCCCACCAACGTGAAAGAAGCTGGTAACGTCCGGCTGCTGTTGATTTGAGTTTGGGGTTTAGCGTGACAAGTTTGCGAGGGTGATCGGAGTAATCAGTGAATAGCTCTCCGCCAACAATGACGTCATAACCATGATTTCTGGTTTTCTGCCGTCCGTTATCAGTTCCCTCTGACCACGCCAGCATATCGAGGAACGCCTTACGTTGATTATTGATTTCCACCATCTTCTACTCCGGCTTTTTTAGCAGCGAAGCGTTTGATAAGCGAACCAATCGAGTCAGTACCGATGTAGCCGATGAACACGCTCGTTATATAAGCGAGATTGCTACTTAGTCCGGCGAAGTCGAGAAGGTCACGAATGAACCAGGCGATAATGGCGCACATCGTTGCGTCGATTACTGTTTTTGTAAACGCACCGCCATTATATCTGCCGCGAAGGTACGCCATTGCAAACGCAAGGATTGCCCCGATGCCTTGTTCCTTTGCCGCGAGAATGGCGGCTAACAGGTCATGTTTTTCTGGCATCTTCATGTCTTACCCCCAATAAGGGGATTTGCTCTATTTAATTAGGAATAAGGTCGATTACTGATAGAACAAATCCAGGCTACTGTGTTTAGTAATCAGATTTGTTCGTGACCGATATGCACGGGCAAAACGGCAGGAGGTTGTTAGCGCAACCTCATGCCACCCGCTTTCACGAAGGTCATGTGTAGAAGGCCGCAGCATAACTATCACTGATGAATTCAGGACAGCCAGTGGCTACGGCTCAGTTTGGGTTGTGGCGGCCGGAATCGAACCGGCTTCCATCGGTGCGCTGCCGATTGCAGTACGCGCGGCGGTCAGCTACATGACTAGTATTTTCACTATCGCCTATCTGCTAGCTCGCCATTGAGCTTCACCACAACGATAAGAGCACTGCGCGGCACCTTTCGCCAATTCCGCGAGGTCTGCGGGTTCAATGCTCTTACCTGTTGTGCAAATAAAAAAGCCACCGTTGCAACTTAAGAGTCACTAACGGCAGCTTACCTTCTAATTATGGCTAAATGGCTAATTGCATGTCAAGGCTTTTAACAGCAACATGCTTAACTTTCTCAACACGTTTACGCATTTTGAAAGCATTTTGCATCGGCTGGTATAAAACAAATAATGACGCTTTCAGGATGTCGTCAATTTCGTTTCTACAGGTTGCCAGTGAAGGTTTTCTCCATCCCTCGCCACCACGTCCACACATCTTGCGTGGCTTTGCAGTCGCGTGATAGTAGGATGCAATTGCTCGCTTAGATGAACCATGAGCGTAGTAGCTGAGGAGGATGCCAAAGGCTTTTTTGTCAATGTACATGACGGAATCGACGACCTGAGAAATCAACATTCCATCATCATCATTGCACATCGGCCTTGTCATAACTCTTCCCGGCTCTACGCTCTCCATGAACTTCGCTATTACGCTGCTCATGCGCTTTTCCAGGCGACCTGAATAAACCCATGCGCCCCACAGTTCAAGCCAGCCATTCAGCCACTCGTGCTGCTCTTTGGTGAGGTTTAGTTCTCTTATGCTCATCGTCTACCCCTCTTGCCCTGTTTGACCATCAGGACGCCGTTAACTATTACGTGACGCTCGCCTTTGCTGTCTCGGTTGTACTTGAGCACTGTTCCTCTTGCGCAGGAAAGCATCCTCGCCACTTCGGTCTGATTGCCTCGTGTCTGGATAAGAAGCTCTGGTATCGTTTGAATTGTGGCGTTCATACGTTCTCCAGTTCGGTGATTTTTATTCCAAGCCTTCCGCCTGGTACTTTCACGCCACGAATTACGCGAATGTCATCGAATTGCTCGTCGTCTTCCGCAAATCCGGCGTGGATAAGGGAGTCGAGTAAACCTTTCAGGATGTTATCGAGGTCGCGGCGGCGGGAGTCTGGAACGTCTGCGATGACTTTGATGCGGAGTCGTGATTTGGTGAAAATGTCTAACTTAAGTTGGCGGATGATTTGCTGAACGTCTTTTCGGTATTTCTGGCCTTTATCGCTGATGTAGTATTGGCTTCCCCGTCTTCGCCAGTAGGTATTCACCGACGGCGGGTATGGAAGCACAAACTGATATTCGTTCATGGCTTAATCTTTCCCTCCTTCAGCAGTATCGCCTGCGTCCTGATCACGCCTTCGAGGTGGTAAAGTCTGGCGTCTTTGTTGTCGAGATTATGGGTGCGTCGGTCGATTTCATCGTGACACGCGCTACAAGCCCATGCGCCGATCAGGTCGTCAGGCTTCATTCCAGTTCCGCAAATTCCAGCCATCCGGTAATGTGCCAGAACTGTAGTTTCAGGATTACCATTGCATACGCCGTAAATACGTACCTGGCATTCTCTGCCGCGCGCTTCTTTGCGTAGGTTAGCCATTTACCTTCCCTCGCAATTGAAGAATTGACTGAAGGTCTTTTTTAATAAATATGCGAGTGCGAATTGAGCAGTAGTTTTCCTTCATTCTGGCGTAGTAATAGTCTTTTCTTTGCTTAAGCTTGTTGGCATCCGCTGTCATCCAGTCTTTTACAGCAAACTTAATTAACCAGCGGTGGCAGAGATACCATTTCAGGTAATCATTCATCGTCTTCTTCCTCGTACATTGAGCTATTCGGATCGCTCATCAGTTCTGCGCAGCAGTGCTCACACACGTGAACTTCCAGCACATGCAGCTTCTGACCGCAGTTAGCGCACGTTAAAGCTCGCTCGACACTTTCTTTCTGGTATTGAAGGGATTGGGATGGGCTAAGCATTATTGGCGTCCTGCATCATGAGAAAGACAATCATGGCAGCGCGGAGTGGGTTGTCATCAAGAGTAATATGCTCACCAAAGCTATCAGCCTCCCACCATGACACTGCTTTCATGCCAGGGTTTGCTCGCTTGTATGCACATACGCTGATCATGTTTTCCATGATAATCGGCCATGCGTCTGCCGGGTTGTTGCAGTAGTCAGCTGCCGCTATGCAGATATATTCAGAATTAACTTCTGCAACAATCGTTACTCCTTCCTTGCTAGGGAGATTTCTGGCAACAAATAGACCATTCCTGTCTTTATAAATAACCTCTGCTACTCGCTTGTTAATTTCAAAATCACTTAACTTTGAATAATCCATTGTCATTTCCTCGCACGATGTCTTAGCCACCGGATATCCCACAGGTGAGCCGTATAATTGAAGGTTTTTACGTCAGATTCTTTTGGGATTGGCTTGCGTTTATTTCTGGAGCGTTTCGTTGGAAGGTATTTGCAGTTTTCGCAGATTATGTCGGTGAAACTTCGTCGCTGTCGTCTCATTCGTACCTCCTGTCGGTAAATCTGACACCCTGACCAATAGCCCATGCTGTCGTGTACTCAATCAGACTTGCCATACGCTTCACGCTCATCTGCGCGCTGCTTTCGCGAATGTTGACGTATTCGCCTTCAAGGCCGGGCAAAACATCAGCTTCCTGTTTTGTTGCCACTGCATGACCGCTGATCAACAAAACCTTCCATTGTTCTGGTTTTAACCATTTATCGCGCCACTGAACTTGCCTAGCGATATCTGCGACCATCGCGTGAAATTTTGCGTTCTGGTCAAGGTTGCGCTTGTAGTCAGTAATGCGGATGGTGACTGGCTTGTCTTTATCGAGAGGAGTTGAGAGGATGGCATTTATTGCGGCTTGCTGTTGTTGCTTACTTCGGAGGAAGATTGTTTGCTTCATCGTTACTCCTTCACTTTGACTCCAGCAGCGCGAATCCGTCCTTCGCATTCACTAATTGCGTCGTTATAACCAAATGTGACCCCATCCTCGAAATCGGTAGAAAATGCCTCACGCTCTCTTTTTCCAGGACACTCAATCTCGATAGCTGCTCGCGATGCCTGCCACGCTTGCCAATACATCTCAACCATATTGGCGTATATTTTATTTTTAGGATCACATCCGGTGTAATTTTCAAACCATTCTTCAAACTGCTTTCTTGATTCGTCCATATCAATCCCCGTTATGACAGGTTAATTTTCACCCAACCCTTCCCACGCACATTTGCAACAAGCCCTTTCTTTCTCAGGTATTGCATACGGCGATCGATGGTTTCGATATACATTCCATTGCTCCGCCATTTAAGCCAGATATCAAAAACAGGTGTTGGTCTTTCACTCAGCATTGAAAGAATGTTTTGATCTAATTTTTCGTACTTGCTCACAAATACCCTCTCTCACTTAATCGCGCCCACGCTTCGTTAAACTCTTCTCGGGTTGCGCCGGATTTTCTTTCTTCAAACATCATGCATTCGCTGATGTCTCCCCATGACTTTGGTCGCTTTTCAGCGAACAGATCATCCCATTCGAATACCCAGCGGCCTGATTTCCGGTAGTGGTAAATGGTCAGCCATGTTGTGCTGTTCGCTGGATACCCATAGAGAACTTCGACTTTTTGATCACGGTCTTTATGCTTCTTCAGCAGGATAAAGCCAGCAACCAGCGAAGCTCCGGCAAGAATGATGATTGGAATTTGCCAGTCAGCCACACTTCCCTCTCCCCCAAATAAAAAGGCCTGCGATTACCAGCAGGCCTGTTACAAGCTCAGTGATGTAGATGGTCATACGTCAGCCCCTTGTGCATATCGTCTGCCACGTGCAGCGGGTGCATTTGATGTTGTGCAAATCTGTCTGGCTTCATCCTGGTCACATGCAACAAAGTGTCCGTTGCAGAACCGCTGGTAAACCGTACCAAGCGAGCCAAAGCGGTTTTTCGTCACGATGATTTCAGCAAATGGCGCGGCGCTACTGTTCTCGTCATATACCGCTTCCCGATAGAGCATGATGATTGAGTCTGCGTCCTGCTCAATGCTTCCTGAATCACGCAAATCTGCGTTTGTCGGGCGTTTGTTTGGTCGCTTCTCAACATCGCGCGAAAGCTGACTCAGGGAGATAACAGGCGTTTTCAGGTCTTTCGCCATCGCCTTCAGGCTTCCGGAGATGTGAGCAATTGCGAGGTCGTTCCGGTCTGCTTTCGGCTTCTCAATCAGGCCAAGATAATCCGCCATGATGAGTGACAGATTTGGATTTTCCTGTTTATGCCGTTCTGCGATTGAGCGTATTTCTTCGACCGATAACCGCGAGGCATCGACTACCCATACATCCAAATCTGCAAGCTGACTCATGCCGTTAGCAACACGCGCCCAGCCTTCGTCATCCATCGATGCAGGATTTCGCAGTACGCTAACCGACATCCTCCCGGCGTTGGCAATGCTTCGCTCTGCAATCTGCAATGCGCTCATTTCCATTGAGAAAATCAATACCCCGCGCCGGACGTCAGAACCAGGAATAACGCGGCTTGCAACGCCTTCGGCAATCTTCAGCGCCAGTTCGGTTTTCCCCATACCAGGACGAGCAGCGATTATCACCAGGTCTTCTGCGTTCATCCCTCCGGTGATAGCGTCAAGTTCTTCGATTCCGGTCTTCAGGGTATCTGACTCTTCTCCGTTCCTCAGACGCCTGTCAAGCGTGTCAGTGTAGTCAGTGATGATTTCCCCTAACCGTACAGGTTTAACCTCGTCACGGGGCTTTCTGATGGCTGAAAGACGCTTTACAAGCTCGTCCATCGCCTGACTCGATGTATCGATGGTTCCGCTCTGAATTGGTTCACGCATTTCATCCATGATTTCCAGCACCAGACGGCGGTGATAGTTATCCGCGACCATTCCGGCATATCCCTTCAGGTTTGCGGCGCTCGGGCAGTTTTTGCTGGTCATCAGGATTGACGTGAAATGCTCCTCTCCGCACGCCTCGGCAACCATCAGCGCGTCGATTAGGTTTCTGTTTCTCGCCTGCTTGCGGATAACCTCGAAGGCTTTCCGGTAGAGCGGAATTGAAAACGCTTCCGGCTCAAGCGTTGCCAGAACGTCACTGGCAGTTGGTGTTAATCCACCAATCAGCAGGCCACCGATAACGCTCGCTTCGATATCCTGTCTCATGCAATCCCCCTGTCTGCAAACTTCCCTTCCCGTACTCCCGTTAACGAATCTTCCCTCAACAGGTAATCAAAATCAGCCGTCCAGCCCGTGTCGTTGTCTCCGAAGTAAAACGGCTTGGCCTGATGCACAAACGCCCTGACATACGCTCTGAAACCGTCCACGTTTGGCGTTTTCAGTTGCGGGATGATTTTCTTCAGGCGGCGTTTGCGTTTCTCGTTGACCGCAACAGCGTGTGGCAGTCTGTCACCGACTTCGGTGTTGTAGGCGTTCAGGAAGGATTCGTAGTCGATTCGTTCTGCCTTGCGACGTTCAGGTTTAACCTGCCCATCACCTCCCCCATTGGGGGGTAGGGGGGTATTATTTATATTCTTGTTAATACCTTCTTGTTCATGATGTGCGGTTGTTTGTGCGGCTTCATGTGCGCTTTCATGTGCGGCATGTACGCTGAAAGCCGCGCCATTACTGGCTTCATCATGTGCGGCGTCATGTGCGGTTGTTTGTGCGGCTTCATGTGCGGGTGAATTGTCCATTTTTTGAGCATATTCATGGTAATTTGTGATGGTGATCACACGACCTTTTTGCTTCTCTCCATCAATGGAGATCATCCCCTCTTTCACAAAAACCTGAAGCATCCGCTCAACCTGATCACGGCTTGCTGGCTTGCCATGCCTGTCGCATAACTGAAGACCTAAATCAGCTGCTGTCACAACCAGTTGACCGGGTTGCAGATGCCATTCATGACCTTTGAAATTCGCTTTGTATGGCTTTCTGGCGGCATTCAGGAGAAGGTTTTCCCACAGGGTGCGAAGATAAACATCTTTCGACCATGACTGTTTCAGAATGCTCCGGTACAACGGAATGTAACCAGTTTTCTGGTTCTCCATCCTGTTGCTCCTGCGCTCGTGTGCGGCGCTGAAATCGTAGATTTTTGCTGTATTGCTCATAACTACCTGCCTTGACGAAAGACCTTAAGAACATCGTTAAACTGACTTACGGATATGTCTTCTTTGAGCAGCTTTTCCAGAAATGCGTTTGGAATGAACGTATATCCATCCTCTTTTGGTAGAGACGGGAGCAACGCCCTCGCCTCAGCCTTCAGAAGCTCAGTTCTGGCAACTTTCACAAAAGAGATTTGAGTTCTTTCATCAATGGAACGAAGGAAGCGCAAACGCTTAGCTTCTTTGTGTGTATCAGGTGGATTAAAGCCTTTGTTTCGCATATAATTACCTCGTTGGATGTTGTTAAAATTCCATTTGTATTTGATCAGAACGCTCGGTTGCCGCCGGGCGTTTTTTATTGGTGAGAATCGAAGCAACTTGTCGTGCCAATCGAGCCATGTCGTCGTCGACGACACCCCATTCAAGAACAGCAAGCAGCATTGAGAACTTTGGAATCCAGTCCCTCTTCCACCTGCTGATCTGCGACTTATCAACTCCCACAGCTTCCGCTGTCTTCTCAGTTCCAAGCATTGCGATTTTGTTAAGCAACGCACTCTCGATTCGTAGAGCCTCGTTGCGTTTGTTTGCACGAACCATATGTAAGTATTTCCTTAGATAACAATTGATTGAATGTATGCAAATAAATGCATACACCATAGGTGTGGTTTAATTTGATGCCCTTTTTCAGGGCTGGGATGTGTAAGAGCGGGGTTATTTATGCTGTTGTTTTTTTGTTACTCGGGAAGGGCTTTACCTCTTCCGCATAAACGCTTCCATCAGCGTTTATAGTTAAAAAAATCTTTCGGCCTGCATGAATGGCCTTGTTGATCGCGCTTTGATATACGCCGAGATCTTTAGCTGTCTTGGTTTGCCCAAAGCGCATTGCATAATCTTTCAGGGTTATGCGTTGTTCCATACAACCTCCTTAGTACATGCAACTATTATCACCGCTAGAGGTAAAATAGTCAACACGCACGGTGTTAGATATTTATCCCTTGCGGTGATAGATTTAACGTATGAGCGCAAAAAAGAAACCATTAACACAAGAGCAGCTTGAGGACGCACGTCGCCTTAAAGCAATTTATGAAAAAAAGAAAAATGAACTTGGCTTATCCCAGGAATCTGTCGCAGACAAGATGGGGATGGGGCAGTCAGGCGTTGGTGCTTTATTTAATGGCATCAATGCATTAAATGCTTATAACGCCGCATTGCTTGCAAAAATTCTCAAAGTTAGCGTTGAAGAATTTAGCCCTTCAATCGCCAGAGAAATCTACGAGATGTATGAAGCGGTTAGTATGCAGCCGTCACTTAGAAGTGAGTATGAGTACCCTGTTTTTTCTCATGTTCAGGCAGGGATGTTCTCACCTGAGCTTAGAACCTTTACCAAAGGTGATGCGGAGAGATGGGTAAGCACAACCAAAAAAGCCAGTGATTCTGCATTCTGGCTTGAGGTTGAAGGTAATTCCATGACCGCACCAACAGGCTCCAAGCCAAGCTTTCCTGACGGAATGTTAATTCTCGTTGACCCTGAGCAGGCTGTTGAGCCAGGTGATTTCTGCATAGCCAGACTTGGGGGTGATGAGTTTACCTTCAAGAAACTGATCAGGGATAGCGGTCAGGTGTTTTTACAACCACTAAACCCACAGTACCCAATGATCCCATGCAATGAGAGTTGTTCCGTTGTGGGGAAAGTTATCGCCAGCCAGTGGCCAGAAGAGACGTTTGGGTAACCACAATACAACCTTGTTGTCGCAAAAAGATCGCATATGCGATTGTTTATTAGAAATAGAAATCGCCATATAGGCGAATAGTCGATCTCAGTGCATAACATAAGGAAATCAATAACATATGCCAAATTTACCGATGGGCGGATCGCAGGGTGAATTACCCTTAGTACCTACAGTAGAAGTTGTTGCTGATGGCATTCCTATGGGGGTGCTTAATGATGGAACCCCTTATCTAACTCTTTACGGTTTAGCCAAATTATGTGGCATAGATGAAGCACCTCTTCGAATGTTTACATCTAACTGGGAGACTGAAAAAAATAAGCCAAGAGGACAAAAAGTAGCTGCATACTTAGCTGAGAAAGGATTTAACAACGTTGACCGACTGTATACCCGCGTCATAAATAGCTCAAACGTTGAAACACATGCTTATCCTGACTATGTTTGTATGGCTATCCTCCGTTACTACGCTCTAGATGCCACCAATTTTGATAGGTCAGTCGCAATAGGTAATTTTGTTCGCTTGGCTGAGTACACGCTTAAGCGAATGATTTATGAAAAGTCAAATTACAACCCAAATGCTTCAATAGATATCTCATTCGAGAACTATAGAGCAAGGATTAAGCTAAACGATCAGATACCGACAACTCATTTTGCAGTATTCAGAGAGATAGCTGACATTGCCATGAACCTGATCGGAGGAGGATTCCCAATGGATGACACCACATCTTTGGATGGAAGTGTTGGAATTCACTGGGGAAAGTATTGGACAGCTAATGGGCTATCTGAGAAATTCGGGGAAAGGGTGCAGTACCCACATCTATTCCCCGAAAATTACAGGCAGTCAGCTGCAAATAAGCATATAAAAGCTTGGATTTATCCTATTGAGGCACTTGGCGTGTTCAGAAAATGGCTACACGATAATTACGCAATGGAAAAACTGCCAAATTACCTTGGGAACAAAAAGATTAGTAATGCCTCCGAGCTATTAGAGTTGATAAAAAAACCAGCACTCCCAAATAAGCATTGATCTCCACCACAACCCGGCATCTGCGCCGGGTTTTCTTTGCCTAACGCCCCCAAAAAACACATAACCAATTGTATTTATTTTAAAATTAATAGATACAACTCGCTAAACATCGCAATTCATATCTCTCGATCACCTTCCCAATCCACACAACCCTGCAAAAAATAAATCTATATAAAAAACATACAGATAACCATCTGCGGTGATAAATTATCTCTGGCGGTGTTGACATGAATACCACTGGCGGTGATACTAAGCACATCAGCAGGACGCACTGACCACCATGAAGGTGATGCTCTTAAAAATTAAGCCCTGAAGAAGGGCAGCATTCAAAGCAGAAAGCTTTGGTGTGTGTGATACGAAACGAAGCATTGGCCGGAAGTGCGAATCCGGATTAGCTGCCAATGTGCCATTGCGGGGTGTTTTCGTTCAGGAATACGACTCCCACACACAACCAAAGCTAACTGACAGGAGAATCCTGATGGATGCACAAACACGCCGCCGCGAACGTCGCGCAGAGAAACAGGCTCAATGGAAAACAGCAAACCCCCTGTTGGTTGGGGTAAGCGCAAAACCAGTTAACCGCCCTATTCTCTCGCTGAATCGCAAACCGAAATCACGAGTAGAAAGCGTACTGAATCCGATAGACCTTACAGTGCTGGCTGAATACCACGAACAGATTGAAAGCAACCTGCAGCGTATTGAGCGCAAGAATCAGCGCACATGGTACAGCAAGCCACGCAGTGAAATGGGTGTGACTTGTGTTGGTCGCCAGAAAATGAAATTAGGCAGCAAACCACTTATTTGAGAGGAATTAATATGTCATCAATCCGCTTAACTACGAGAATGAAAGAGGAAATCGCTCGTAACGCTTTAATTAAGTCTGGGGTTTTCACTGAACTTGAAGAAGTAACAAAGTTAAAGAACCAGCTTGCACTTGACGCCAGAGTTATTGCGTTTGGCGGGAAAAAGAAAACTGAGGAAGTTGATCAGTTATCATCCAAGTTGGTAGCTATAAGTGAAGAACTTGAAAAGATGGGATGTTCATTTTACTCATACGATGTTCGTTCTACTTCAATTTATCTGACTGCATCTGGCAGAAGGATTGGATGGCATTCATATGGGAAAGACGGCAACGGCGAAGATATATTGCTCCCTACTCCGAACAAAGATAAATGCATGTTTAGCGCAGAACACGAAATAACAAAAAGGTTTGATGAAATCTGCGCATTGCAACAAAAACTTGAAGCCAAGAAAAAGGATATCGAATCAAATGTATGGGCTGCTTTGAACTCAGTCACAACAGTTAAGCGACTTATTGAGGTTTGGCCTGAAAGCAAAGAATTGCTACCAAAAGAAGCAGATAAAGCAAGTACAGCACTTCCTGCTTTACGGGTAGAAGATTTGAATAAGATGATTGGACTTCCTTCCGAGGCCGCATAGTCGGCCTTTATTTTTGGCATAAACAACAGAATAAACACTGCACTGAATTATTTGAGGTGAGATATGACAAAATCACGGAGCGTACCTTTTCCTGAATCAGAAACTGAACATAATGGAATGCCTGTTTTCTGGAGATTCCAAGCGACAGTTGAAGAAGATGGAATCAAAATATTCGCACTTCAATATATAGCTTTTCATCAGACAGAGCATTATGCATGGTTGGTTCCTGCGCATTGGATTGTTGATTTTAAACCAGCACCAAATCAGTGGTTACAGGAATGGAAACAAAGGAGAAATAGATATGCAATTAAGAAAGTAGCAAAAAATGCAGAAAGATCTTTTGCATTCCCAACGAAGAAACTTGCTATTGAAAGTTTATTGCGTCGGAAGAAATACCATTTAATGAGAATAAAACAAGATTTGGCTGTTGTATCAACTCTTGTTGATGGGATGAAAAATATTGATACATCAATACCAGATATTGAATATAACTTTGGACACAACCAAGAAACAGAAAATTGGGTATTTTATTAGTACGAATAAGCACTGTGTATTCATTCCAACGAGTGAATACACGGAGCAATGTCGCTCGTAACTAAACAGGAGCCGACTTGTTCTGATTATTGGAAATCTTCTTTGCCCTCCAGTGTGAGGGCGATTTTTTATCTATGAGGATATGAATAGATGTCAAACATCAAAAAATACATCATTGATTACGACTGGAAAGCATCAATAGAAATTGAAATCGACCATGACGTAATGACAGAGGAAAAACTTCACCAGATTAATAATTTCTGGTCAGACTCTGAATACCGACTCAATAAACACGGCTCTGTATTAAATGCTGTATTAATCATGCTGGCGCAACATGCTCTGCTTATAGCAATTTCAAGCGACTTAAATGCATATGGTGTTGTGTGTGAGTTCGACTGGAATGATGGAAATGGTCAGGAAGGATGGCCTCCAATGGATGGTAGCGAAGGAATAAGAATTACCGATATCGATACATCAGGAATATTTGATTCAGATGATATGACTATCAAAGCCGCCTGAGAGCGTTTTTAAAGAATACAACGAAGGAGGATATATGAGTGAAGTAACAGATTTAGTTGTTATTGAAAAATCAAATGCAATGACTGTATTTCAGTCTGCCGACCAGATTGAAGAAATCCTTCAAAAGGTTGAACGTGAAGTTATGTCCTTTGTTCCTGATATCACAACGGCAAAGGGCAGGAAGGAGATCGCTTCTCTGGCGTATAAAGTTGCGCAGACGAAAACATATCTCGATGGTCTTGGCAAAGACCTTGTTGCTGAACTGAAGGAAATTCCAAAGCTAATTGATGCCAACCGCAAGACAGTGCGTGATCGCCTTGATGAGCTGAAAGCCAAGGCACGCCAGCCTCTTACTGATTATGAGGAAGAACAGGCGCGGATTAAAGCCGAAGAAGAAGCTAAGGCAGCAGCTGAAGCTCTCGCAAAGCAAATTGAGTCTGACCATGAAATAGCTATTTTGATGGATCGCGAATTTGACCGCCAAAGAGAAGAGGCAAGACTCAAAGCGGAGCAGGAAAAGCGAGAGCATGAAGAACGCTTAAAAAGAGAAGCTGAAGAGAAAGCCAGAGCAGAAGCCGAAGCAAAGGCAAAAGCCGAAATTGAAGCAGCAGCAAGGCGAGAAGCAGAAGCTAAGGCCGCTGCGGAACGAGCAGAGCGTGAACGCATTGAAGCCGAGCAACGAGCACAGCGCGAAGCAAAAGAGGCAGCAGAACGAGCTGAAAGAGAAAAGCAGGCAGCAATTGAAGCAGAACGCAGAAAAGCACAGGAGGAGGCTGAACAAATCCGTCGCGATGCTGAAGCAAAAGAGCAAGCCAGAATAGCAGAAGAAAAAAGAATCAAGGACGAAGAAGAGCGTAGAGCAAAGGATAAAGCTCACCGGAAAGAAGTTAATAACAAAATACTTGCTGACCTTATCAAGGTTGGCGCATCAGAAGATGTTGCTAAAAATATCATAACAGCCATCGTAAAAGGCGAAGTATTCGCAACAAAAATAACCTACTAATAAAACCAACATAAGGAACCACCCATGATTTACGCAATCGCGGGAGGCGCTCGCATGGGTGCCTTCCAACTAAATGAATCTTTACTTGAACGAATCACCCGTAAATTACGTGACGGATGGAAAAGAGTTGAGGTCTTATTATGCGCAATGAAATAGCCATCAATCACCAGATGCTTCGTGCTGCACAGAACAAAGCAGTAATAGCCAGATTTATTGGTGATTCCAAAATGTGGCTTGAAGCAAATAAAGCGATGAAATCAGCTATCAACCTTCCGTGGTATCGCAGGAAATGAGTTTCACAGATAACTGGTCAGACGAAGAATTCATTCGTCAGATGAAAGAATTAATCGGTAACGAAGGAGATATTCATGTCACTTGCAACCACAGTGAAGGAGAGCAAGTTACAGAGACGCATGTACACGCAGCAGGCGTTAATGTATCGCCAGAAGGGAGATCGTGAAGGTGTGCGCGTATTTTTAAATGCGGCAAAGACTGAAGTATTAAATCAGCGTTATTTCCTTGGGCCATGTCCATTCTGAGAACAAACATATGAGTAAAGAATTTTACGCAAGACTGGCAGCTATTCAGGAGAATCTGAACGCGCCAAAGAATCAGTACAACTCATTCGGTAAATATAAATACAGAAGCTGCGAAGACATTCTTGAAGGCGTTAAGCCGTTACTGAATGGCCTGTTTTTATCAATCAGCGATGAAGTTGTGTTGATTGGTGATCGGTATTACGTAAAAGCCACGGCAACTATTACCGATGGCGAAAACAGTCATACGGCAACCGCTCTTGCACGAGAGGAAGAAAGCAAGAAAGGAATGGATTCTGCACAAGTTACTGGAGCTACAAGCTCTTATGCGCGCAAGTATTGCCTCAATGGTTTGTTCGGCATTGATGATGCGAAAGATGCAGATACCGACGAACATAAACATCAGCAGAACGCAGCAGCAAAGCAATCAAAACCATCACCTACACCTGAACAGGTTCTAAAAGCATTCACTGACGCAGCAATGCAAAAAAACACCGTGGAAGAGCTTAAACAGGCGTTCGCCAAAGCGTGGAAGATGCTCGAAGGAACACCGGAGCAGCACAAAGCGCAGGACGTTTACAACATCAGACGTGACGAATTAGAAGGAGCGTCTGCTTAATGGCACATTCGATTACTGTAAGACTAAACAAGCCCGCAAGAGAGTTTCAGGCCGGGGAAAATATCGGATTCAACATCCGTGCTGGCGTTCAGTATTACGATCGCCAGACAAAAAAGAAAGAATGGACAAACTACAGCGCCGTTGTATTTGCCAAGCCGGGAGCGCAAGCGGATTACTACCGTAGTGTTCTTGTTGAAGGTGGCATTGTGGAAATTACCGGAGAAAACATCAGGGTTGATGTTTATCAGGGGCAAAATGGTCAATCAATCACTCTTGAATTACTGAATGCAAAGATTGGATTTGCAGCTTCAGGAAATGGCCCGCAGCAGCAAAGTAGTAACCAGCAGAACACTCCTGTATACGACGATTCCATCCCATTCTGATTTAGAAAAATAAGGATTTAATTATGCCAGCGCCTCTGTATGGTGCGGATGACCCACGCCGCTGTTCCGGCAATTCCGTATCGGAGGTGCTGGATAAATTCAGGAAAAACTACGACCGGATAATGTCGCTACCGCAGGAAACGAAAGAGGAAAAGGAATTTCGCCATTGTATATGGCTTGCAGAGAAAGAAGAACTAGAGCGAATTTACCAGACATCAATCCGACCATTCCGCAAAGCCACATATACCCACTTCCCTGAAATTGACCCGCGCCTGCGTAATTACCGCTCACGCTATGGCGCTATCAGTAATGACTGAGGAATTTACCATGAGAGGACTTGCATACAATCCCGGTATTCTTCCGGCAGAAATGATTATTCGCCAACGCGTAAAGCCAATGCCATCGAGAGAGGAATTGCTTAAAAGAAATAGTTTCGGTTCTGTTAATGACAACAAATATCTGAATGCGATGTTGCGGAGTGGGAAAAAATGAAACAAATGTCACTAATTGAGATGGATGGTTTTCTGAAAGGTAAATGCATCCCAAGTGATTTAAAGGTTAACGAAACAAACGCTGAATATCTGGTGCGTAAGTTCGGTGAGCTTGAATCAAAACTGGAAACGGCGTTGCGGGAGTGTCGTTCTGCTGGAATCACGATTGATAACCTTGAGGCCAAGTGCGCGGCGCTGGCAGCGGAGAGTGCGGGGCTGAAAAAGTTCTGTGAAGACGCAGCGTTTGATGCTGATTATGAGTCAGAACTTCTTGGAGAACGCGGTGGATTTGTTGATGGGCTTAGCTTGGTAAAAACCCCAGCCACCGACGCTTTCCTGGCTGAAGTACGGGCGCATGGCGTGGAGATGGCTATGGAGCATATGCAGTCGAGCGGTTCGTTAACATTTGGAGATTGCTACATATCACTTAACGAGTTCGCCGCAGAGCTTCGCAAAGGAGGCAACCAGTGAGCAAGATTGACTATCAGGCACTGCGTGAGTTAGCAAAACAGGCAACACAGGGCGAATGGGTCGCATTTATTTCGCCGGGTACTGGTACGTATGCGGTGCATACACCTGGTGATAAACGATGTGAAGACGTTATCAAATGGACCGGCTTTGATGGACAGAACAACGCAGAGAACAACGCTCGTTATATCGCAGCTTTCAACCCTGAAGTAGTGCTGGCACTACTGGATGAACGGGAAAGAAACCAGCAATACATCAAACGCCGTGACCAGGAGAACGAGGATATTGCGCTAACGGTAGGGAAGCTGTTAATCGAAAACGGTCAGCTTGTTGCCGATACGCTACGCCACTTAGCTGATAACGAAATCGACTCTGATTATTTTGCTATCACCTCAACTAATGAGAACGGTACTGAAATTGATCATGAGATGTCTATTACCGATTACGCACTGCAAGCTGCCGGAACTGTAGACGAATTGGTTGCGGCGCTGGAATCCGCAGAGAAGCGCATAGCAGAACTGGAAGCGCGGGAAATACTGCTCCCGGAACGTAGCAGCATGCTTCATCGAACAGATTTTCACGATGATTACCAAACGGTAATGGCATACAAAGTTTCTGAAGTCATCGCTGCAATCCGCGCCGCTGGTATTCGCATCAAAGGAGAGTGATATGACCACTATAACCGATAAGAAACAGTATCCCAGCGATCAATATCTTAATGAGCTGGTCACCAACATGGAGTTTGCTGCAAGGGCACCAGTTGAAGTCGTGAGAGCGATGGCAGCAGAGCTACAGAAGCGGCGCGAAGCTGATAGTGCAGAACCTGTAAGCCAAACTTACAACTTGCCAGAATTAATCGAAGGCATGGAAGTTTCCATTGATGTAAGCACTTGTGATGCTGATTTAGGTAATCGCTATTTCGGCACCGTCACCGAGGCGTTAGAACTTGATACAGCCAAGAATGGTTACATCCTCTTGGTTCAGGACGCAGAGCCAAACTTCGATGTAAATGGCAACTCTCCGGTAACTCCGGATGGTTGGATAAGCTGTAGTGAGCGAATGCCAGATGATGGTCAGCACGTAATTATTTTATGTGATGGCGCATTCGTTCTTTATGCGCAATATCGAGACGGAGAGTTTTTCGATATTGTCCGCAATGGTGATGAATTTTTCGAAACACAGAGTCGCAATGTAACCGACTGGATGCCTCTACCAGAACCGCCGAAGGAGGTTAACCGTGGCTAACCTGCAACTTGCCGTCAAAGGTGAATACTTCGATGCCATGATTCGCGGAGAGAAAACGGAAGAGTATCGCCTGTGTAATGACTACTGGAATAAGCGAATTATGTTCCGGGAGTATGACCGCCTGATTATCACAAAGGGATATCCGAAGCGTGACGATTCCAGCCGCAGAATTGACGTTCCGTATGGCGGTTATGAAATAAAGACAATCACACATCCCCACTTCGGCGATAAACCGGTAAAGGTGTTCGCGATAAAGGTGAATATCGACACTGAATAACAATCCTCGCACTCGCGGGGATTTCTTTTATCTGAACTCGCTACGGCGAGTTTTGTTTTATGGAGATGATAAATGCACTTCCGAGTCACAGGTGAATGGAATGGAGAACCATTCAACAGAGTTATCGAAGCAGAGAACATCAACGACTGCTATGACCACTGGATGCTATGGGCGCAGATAGCACATGCAGACGTAACCAATATTCGAATTGAAGAACTGAAAGAACACCCAGCCGCCTGATGGCGGTTTTTTGGGGGTAGTAGATGGCTGCAATTCACATTGTATCAATAACATGCAATGCAATTCAGATAGTTGCTTGCATTATCTTTGTTTTCTCAATCCTTCGCTCCCGACGATATTCTCCAGCAATTAACCGACATCCTGCTCAGGTTGAAGCCGTCAGGATGGCTATAGAGTTACGAAAGGAGATGAATAAGGCATTAATGGAGATGGAGAAACCATTCACTGACAAACATTAAGAGTGGAAATAAAGAAATCACACCGCCTCACACTCGATGAGGCCTGTACATATCTGATAGAGCCGCTATATGGCGGTTTCTTTTTGCCTGGAGAATTAAGATGACCGATACCAGCCTGATTCCTGAGAAAGAAGTGATGAACAAGCTCGGTGTTTCATCACGTCAGACAATCTTGAACTATACCAAACGGCACGGATTTCCGAAGCCAGTCAGAACCCACCCAAAATCATACCTTCGTGAAGCTGTTGAAGGGTGGATTCTTAACGGTGGCGTTAACCAGAAATGCTCCTGA